TGAGTCAACACTTGGCTCAGATAATTACGCAGGCAGGAATCTGGACTCCTAGAGCAAAGCAAGTCGTCATTGGGCCGTCGGAAATGGGTCACGATTGCACAAGGCGACTTGCTTACAAGCTCTTGGATTGGGAAAAGACCAACGAGCAAGGAGCATCGAATTGGAGCGCCCAAGTCGGCTCTGCAATTCACGGCTACCTTGCCGATGTCTTTCGCAAGATTGAAGGCTACGAAGTCGAGCAACGAGTCACCATTCGCGGCAACTTGACCGGCACCGTTGACCTTTATGACATCAACAACGGCATTGTCATTGATTGGAAGACGACAAGTCCTAATCAAATGGATCGCAAACGCAAAGAAGGCGGAAGCGCCCAATATCAAACACAGATTCAACTCTATGGCTACGGCAAGGCGCAGACAGGGGCGAAGGTAGATAAGGTCGCCTTGGTCTATCTGCCCACAAGCGGTTCCATAGACGAGATGCACACAGAGTTGTACGACTATGACGAGTCAGTTGCACTCAAAGCCCTAGAACGAGTGGACAATATCCACACTTTACTCTCGCAAATTGATGTGGAGAATAATCCGCAGATGTGGGAAATGATTCCAAGTGTGGCAAATCGGCTCTGTAACTATTGCCCTTACTTTCAACCTTTTAGCAAAGATTTATCGAAGGGATGTGCAGGTGACACGCAAGCTCGTAGTTAAAGCAATGAGCGCCTGGCAATCTGCAATCCTTCGCGTCATTGGATGGATGCTAGGCATTCGCGGAGAAGCGAAAATTGCCTACATTACTTTTGACCACGATGAAGTTGAACCAACCATCAACGACATCAAACGCAATAACGAAGAAAACGAAATGAACCGACAAGTAGATAAGGAGACGGGGGAATGACCTTCGCAGCACCAACATCAAATAACGAGAGCGTGAAAGTTGCAGACCTTGCAAATCACCTTCTCATCATCACACCTACTGAATACAAGACAGGGATTCAGACCATTCACGGACTTGCAGAAGCCGTGGAAGTCAATGTCGTTGACCTTGATACCAACAAAGAACACGGATCGCTTCTGTGGTTCAATGTAGGACTACGCAATTCCTTGAAATCTAAAATCGGGCAGAAGGTGTTAGCCCGCATCGGCCAAGGCGCTGCCAAGCCTGGCAAATCGGCGCCGTGGATTTTGGTAGATGCCACAGGCGATGCCACCGCTATCGCCAAGGCAAACGCCTATCTCTCGGCAACACCTGCGGCAACGCCTGCGGCAACGCCTGCGGCGGCGCCTGCGGCGGGCGGCATCACTCCTGAAGTAGCCGCGCTCTTGGCGCAGCTTGGGGCAAAGCCGGTCTAGTTGTAAGAAGGCAAGTGAAGTTTCCTTCCGTCGCTTCATTTGCCGGTCATGACCATCACTGACGCCACCTTTCCGTCGGTGATGTGGAGAAGTCGCAAGGTGCGGGCAACGGGGCGCCGATGGGTGCAAATCCCATCACTTCACAAGTAACAACAACCAAGGGGGTCTTGTGGCAACATTTGAAATCCATCACGGCGATAATCGTGATGTCTTGAAAACTTTAGCCGACAATAGTGTTGATTCTGTTGTCACTGATCCGCCATACGAGTTGGGCTTTATGGGCAAGAGTTGGGATGCAAGTGGCATTGCCTATTCTGTTGAACTATGGCAAGAAGTCTTGCGCGTTCTTAAACCTGGTGGACACTTGCTCGCCTTCAGCGGCTCTCGCACTTATCACCGAATGGTCGTCGCCATCGAAGATGCGGGTTTTGAAATTCGTGATCAGATTATGTGGATTTACGGCAGCGGATTTCCGAAGTCGTTGGATATTGCTAAAGCAATGGATAAGTCTCTTGGTTTACAAGGTGAAAAAATTGGTGAAAGAACTTTTGGAAAAACTAGCACTGGACAAGGTGCAGGTTGGAATGAAAATGCAGTAGCAGCAACAGGAAAACAAGATGTTTTCGCTCCAGCGAGTCCAAATGCAAAGCAATGGCAGGGTTGGGGAACCGCACTCAAGCCCGCGCACGAACCCGTCGTTGTCGCCCGCAAACCGCTCATCGGCACCGTCGCCGCCAATGTGCTGACTTATGGCACCGGTGGGTTGAACATTGATGCGAGCAGGGTTGGTCGCGCTGAGGGTGACGATTCAGTAGCGGGAAAACGAACTGCAACATTTGGAACGCAAGAAACCCAAAGCGGTGGAGATGGTTCGGGTGGTTGGGAACAAAATGAAGGTGGCCGTTGGCCCGCCAATGTCATCCACGATGGGTCGGATGAGGTTGTTGAGTTGTTTCCTGCAAATGCAGGTGGGGGCCATTGGGTCAAAACAAAAGTCACAGGTTATGGCGAATTTGGTGGCGGAAAATCTGAGTATTTTGGTCAAGGTGAAAAAGATGGAAAAGGCAGCGCCGCTCGCTTCTTCTACTGCGCCAAGGCAAGCAAGAAGGATCGCAATGAGGGGTTGGATTTAGAACAATTTCCACTAAGGCATTACACAACTGCCAACAAAATGGGTGGCGAAACAGACACAATGCTTACGGGTTCAGGAAATCCGCGTGATAGTAGAAAACAAAACCACCACCCAACCGTGAAACCAACCGACCTTATGCGCTATCTCTGCCGCTTAGTGACACCGCCGAATGGCATTGTTCTTGATCCGTTTATGGGCAGCGGTTCAACCGGCAAGGCAGCTATTTATGAAGGGTTCAACTTTGTCGGAATTGAAATGACCGATGAATATATCCCCATCGCCAAAGCTCGCATTGAGTTTGCGGTCAATGAAATGGCGGATAAGTTGTTATGAGTCGAAGCAGTGTTGAAGGCGCCATTGCATCTATTCTGTGGCGTTGTTATGAGACTTCACTCCCTGACACTCCATTTCGTATGGGAACTGTTATCGCATCACAAATGCGCAAAGAAGGTTATTTACAAAGCAACAATGATCCGTCAAAGGTAGAAGGAAGGGAAGCATTAAATCTATGGGGGCAACAATGACAACGGCAGTTTCACTCTTTGCTGGTGTTGGCGGTTTTGACTTAGCTCTTGAGCGAGCAGGAGTCAAAGTTGTCGCAACAGTGGAATGGGATAAACACGCACAGAAAGTCTTACAACGGCGATTTCCGAACGCTGCACTTTTCGGTGACATTCAGGGGGTAAGCGGTGAACAACTTAGAGCAGCAGGTTTTGATCCAAGCAACGGAATCATCACAGGTGGATTTCCTTGCCAAGACCTTTCCGTTGCTGGAAAACGAGCAGGGTTGGCAGGAACGCGTAGTGGACTTTTCTGGGAAATCTGCCGACTCCTTGACGAAACACGAACGAAGACTTTTATCCTCGAAAATGTGCCTGGTTTACTTTCCTCAAATAACGGAAGAGACATGGCCGTCGTCATTGAAGCGTTGGTCGAGCGCGGGTATCGCATCGCGTGGCGGGTGCTTGATGCTCAATACTTCGGAGTTCCCCAACGACGCCGTCGAGTCTTCATTGTCGGATGTCTTGGAGACGCAGGGAGATCACCTGAAGAAATACTCGCTATCGCAGAAGGCCGCGCAGGGTATCTTGCGAAGAGCAACGCGAAGGGGAAAGACCCTTCCACCGGCGTTACAACAAGCGCTGGAATCGGTGGCGCAGTCGGAAACTTTGAACTCTACGACTTCCCCGACGAATCAATAAGTCCAACCCTAAGCTCGCAAAGAGCGCACGACACAATGACTTGGTGGGATGGATCAGATATTGCAGACACCATCACTCGCACTTCTAGCGAACAACGAATGCCTGATAAGAATAGATTTCAAGCAGTGATAACTGATGTGGTTCGTTAAATCCAAACGAGCGCAAACAAGTGACGATGATGAAACTTGGGTTGCGGGGGGAGTAGCACCAACATTGAATGCTTTTGATATGGGTGACACAAGAGCGACAGTAATTATCTTTGAAGCAACAAGAGTTGATGATGTGCGAATTTATCCGAATTATTCGCCAACAGTGGCAACATATTGGGGAACAGGGGGAGCACGAGTGCCTTATGTATTTCCGATTCAAGGAACTGTTATCGGAAGAAGTGACGAAGCAGGGCCGCAAGGTAAAGGTTATGGAGAAGATGGAGAGGTGATGTTCACATTGGACAGAGTTAGTGGTCACGGTGTTGCAATCAATGATGACAAGGCTTACACAATGCAGGTTGGTGGGATAGGTGAAGAATCAACCATGAGTTTCCAAGAAGAAAAAAGTTATTGCTTACCTGCAAACCCGATGAGTGATCGCATTCAAAGTGTTGGTTATTCATCATCTGTCGTTCGCCGCCTAACACCGACAGAGTGCGAGCGATTGCAAGGATTTCCTGATGGGTGGACAGACGGCCAAGCCGATTCGCACCGCTACAAGCAAATGGGCAATGCGGTGGCGGTGCCGGTTGTGCAATGGATTATTGACAGACTTGTGAAATAAGAAAGGGAGCAATGACGGGGGAAATTCTAAGAACGGCTCTTGAGTTCGCTGCCAACGGCATCTGCGCCGTTCCTGTAGCAACCGACGGCTCCAAGCGCCCTGCGCTGACAAATTGGAAGCAATACCAAGACAGATTGCCGACACCTGAAGAATTGTTGACCTGGTTTTCCAATGCTGAAGGAGTCGGCGTTATCTGTGGAAAAGTCTCAGGCAACTTGGAGATGTTAGAGCTTGAAGGCAGAGCTGTCGCCGACAAATTACATCTTGACTTGAAAGAGATGGCTCATAACGCAGGTCTATCTGATGTGTGGGATCGAATCAACAACGGTTATGTTGAAGTCACACCATCAGGCGGGTTGCATTGGCTCTATCGCATTGATGGCGAAGTGCCAGGAAATACCAAACTTGCCCGTCGCCCTGGTGAAAATGGCGGAGTTGATGTTCTCGCCGAAACTCGCGGCGAAGGCGGCTTTGTCATTGTCGCACCGACCAACGGCACCTGCCATCCGTCAGGCGGAGCGTGGTCAATGCTGGTTGGCAATGCCAAGTCCATTCCGACGCTGACGGTTGCCCAGCGCGATCAACTACATAAACTCTTTGTCACCTTTGATGCCATTCCCAAAAATGACGCCATTACCGAAGACATCAAGACAAAATCTGAAGGACTCACACCAGGTGATGACTACAACGCCAAAGTCACTTGGGAGCAGATATTAGAACCCTTGGGTTGGTCAAAGGTCTATACAACGCGTGACAAGGTGAGCGCGTGGCGTCGGCCTGGCAAGAACGACGGCATTAGTGCGACGACCAATCACGCTGGCAATGATAAGTTCTTTGTCTTTTCCACCAGCACTCAATTTGAAGCAGAACGCTCCTATTCCAAGTTCGCCATTTTCACACTTGTCGAACACGGTGGCGATTTCACAGCCTCTGCCCGCGCCCTTCGCGCCCAAGGCTACGGCGAACAACGCAAGGAACTCTCAACCTTAGAAGTCCACTCGCCTTCTCTCGTGCAGCTTCACGACGAAGAAGGCAACCTCAAAGAGTCATCGTGGATACCTAAGCAAATCGGTGAAACCGAACTTGAGCAGGAAAGTCCACCTTCAATGCTTCGCAGAGAAGACGGCAACTGCCTTCTCTACGCTGGCAAAATCAATGCCATTTTTGGTGAATCAGAATCAGGCAAGACTTGGATCGCGTTAGAAGCCATACGCCAAGAGCTAGAAAAGAACAACATTGTTTTCTATCTTGACTTTGAAGACTCTGCTAGGTCTATTTTGAACCGTCTCAAGACCTTGCGTGTGCCAACAGATAAGTTCAAACTCTTCCGTTACGCCAACCCTGATGAACCCTTAGGTGAAGGAATCGGTGAGATCATGCGGACAGAGATTATGGCTTATCTACCCACTCTCATTGTCGTTGATGGCGTCAATGCCGCAATGAATCTCCTTGGACTTGACCTTGAAAAAAATAAAGACGCTACTCATTTCTCGCAGAAGGTTCTCAAGCCACTGCGCATCGGCGGCGCCGGTATCTTGACCATTGATCATGTAACCAAGTCCAAGGACAACCGCGGCAACTACGCCATCGGCGCTCAGGCAAAGAGAGCCGACATTGACGGCGCGGCATTTGCCGTGTCGGTGGCGATGCCCTTTGGCCGTGGCATTGACGGCGCCCTTGATATTACCTGCACCAAGGATCGCCCTGGCTTTGTCCGCGCCATCTGCCCTGACGCCAAGACCGTCGGCGTCGCCAACCTGAAGAGCAGTCCTGAAGGTTTTATCTCTGTAAGCATTTCAGGTGGAACTGTCAAAATATCCACACGAGAGCAGAAAATGGAAGCCGTCTCATCGCTGCTCGCAAGGGTTGGTTACGAACTAGGCCGCAATGAGATTGCCGAACACCTGCGCAAGGAAGGCATCTCAATCTCCAATGACGAGCTGAAATTTGTCATTGAAGGTCTTGTTGCCAATGGATTTGTCACCTACCGCAAGGATGGTCAGAAGTATCTTTTCGGTCATCAAGAGCAATTCTTTGCCAACGATGTTAAGCCTTGGAGTCCGAATGTCTAACCGTTCCGCCGTTCCGATACTGTTCCGACGAATTTCTCGGAACACCACGACCAGACCGACCAAACCGTTCCGCCGTTCCCCCTCTTTAG